CCCTGATGGTAGTTTGATGATTGATGCAATTAAAGTAGTTATACAGAAGAAATTCGATTATGATTTGTATTTTGAAACAGGAGATTTTTCTTTACCAATACCAGATAGTGATTTTTATGCTACTGCTTTGAATACTGCTAAACGATTTTTAAAAAGATACCAGGAAGCTAACACTTTTGTAGCACCACAACAAACAAAAAAAACACCTCAGTCTGGTGTATTGACATCAGAAAGCTTGGTTAAAGATAAAAAACAAGTTTTGACCACTTTTATTAATGACACTACATCAGAAGAAGTATCATTCGATACGGATCATGAGAGAACATTGTACTCACACGATTCAAACATTGAGCAGATACAACATTTTTTGTCGAGACCTTTATTGGTTAACACATTTGTATTAACACCTGGCTCTACAGCAGTTGCAACTAATCCCCTTATTAACCCTGTTCAAATATTACCAACTCAGTTTTTTTCTAATAAAAGAATTATGAATAGGATGAATAATTATAGGAATTTTAAATGCGATTTATGTTTTAAATTTTTGATAAATGGTACACCGTTTCATTATGGAAGATATATTGCAGCAGCGTTACCCAATCATGTTGAAGACAATCTATCAGCTTTAAATAATATAGCCACAAGTGGTGGACCGTTGAACCGCTGTAGATTATCTCAACTTCCACATGTTTATTTGAATCCAACAACCAGTCAAGGAGGTTGTTTACGGTTACCATATTTGCATAAGTTTGAATCATTTAGTTTGGCATTGAATGAGCAAAATAATATGGGAACTATTTTATTGGGTGAGTTGGTTCCTTTATTACAATTAGGAACGGCAGTGGATACTATTACGATATCAGTATATTGCTGGGCAGAAAATGTAGTATTTGGTGCTCCTACCAACAATAATTTACCTGGTTTGGTGCCCCAAAGTTCTGATGAATATCAAGAAGAAGGACCAATTAGCCATATTTCCAATTCATTGGCTTTGGCTAGTGCACATTTACATGGTATACCGATTATAGGCAAATACGCCCATGTTTCCACTACTATGTTTAGGGCTTTATCCAATATTGCTAATTTATTTGGTTATTCTAGACCAGCTCTTGTTTCAGATTTTAGTTTCGTTAGAGAAAGAAAATTTCCGAATTTTTCTTCCACTATGCAGAAAGATCCTGTATATAAAGCAACACTAGATGATAAACAGGAG